CAAAAGCGTAAACATTTCTGGCGCTACTGTAGACACTTGGAACAGCACAAATGGATCGGGCATCAATCTCCTTTTCTCTCTTGGGCAGGGAACAACTTACGCCACAAGCACTGTAGGATCATGGACGTCTGGGAACTTTCATAGCTTAACTACAGAAACAGACTTAATAGCAACTGCATCTGCCACATGGCAAATCACAGGCGTCCAACTCGAAGTAGGCGACACCGCCACCCCCTTCGAACATAGGTCGTATGGGGACGAGCTTGCTAGGTGCCAGAGGTATTATGAAGTGCTTGCAGAAGGCGTCAACGCCTCTAGTGGTTCAGGACACCTTTTAGGCAACATCACACAATACAACAGCACTCTCGCTATCGGTATAGTTCCTTACAAGGTTACTAAACGGGCACTTCCAACAGGTATTGTTGCTGGCGGTAATGGTTTTCGTGTTTTTTCAGGCGGAAGTTACCAAACATCCTCTAGCGTTGTTGTTGATGGCGACACAAGCATAACAAAAGCAAGAATAGATATCACAGTAACTGGAACAGCGGGTTTTGCTACATGGGTTCGAGGCCAAGCTAGTACTTGCCTTATAGCTGTAGATGCGGAGTTATAATCATGGATAATATGAACATCATATCGGCACAGTACACTGTAGATTTTGACGGCAACAACTCTGGCATCCGTGCCACCATCGACGGTCAGGAGTTGTCAGTCCCCCTCGACCCAGCTAATCGCCACTACGCAGAGATCATGCGGCAGGTCGAGGCTGGAACGCTAACCATCTTGGATGCTGACTAGATCGAGCCACAAGTAAGCATTGGGCCAGCCGCGTGCTGGCCTTTTGCGTATTAAAGTCAATGGTGCTATATTGCAGCTAACTTAGTATAATGAGGCGACGATGGCTCTGATTGATCTGAACATTCCGGCTGGCGTTTACCGAAACGGCACTGACCTGCAATCAAAGGGCCGCTGGAGAGACGCAAACCTCGTCCGCTGGCATGATGGCGTTATGCGCCCTATAGGTGGATGGCGTACACGATCCTCAGACCAAGCCTCCGCACCACTACGCGGTATGCTGTCTTGGGTTGATAACGGCAACAACGCCCACGTCGCATCTGGCAGCTTTGACCGCCTATACGCTTGGAGCGCCGCAGGGTTTATCCAAGACATTACGCCAAGCAACCTCACAGTTGGCCGCATTGATGCGGATGCCTTTACAGGCTTCGGCGGCGGCTTCTTCGGCACATCCACATTCGGCACCGTCCGCCCCTTCACATCTCGCGTGCAGCCAGCAACAAGTTGGAACCTGCAACCGTGGGGCGAATACCTGATCGCCATGAACTCCGATGACGGCAAGATATACGAGTGGGACTTGGGCACTACGCTTGGCGACGAGCTTGTCCTGACGCCCGACTTTGCCTCAGACACAAACTGGACGAAGGGTAACGGCGGCGCAGGCGGCTCCAACTGGTCCATTGCTGGCGGGATCGCTAAATACGCTCACCTCATTGAGACCTTTGACGGCGGCGACGATGCTATCGCTGACCCCGCGACTGACACCATCACGATCACTGGCCACGGCCTAGCTGACGGCGATGAGGTTATCTACAGCGTCCCTGCCGCCCCTGCCACGGCCATCAGCGGCCTGACAGACGGCAACACATATTACATCATCTCGGCCACGGCCAACACGTTCCAGCTATCTGCCACCTCTGGCGGCGCGGCTGTAAACTTAACGCCAAGCAACTCGCTGACATTTGACGGCGATGACCCAGCGGTTGTGAATACTGCGGCGAATAAGATCGTCGAGGCCAACACGTTCAGCACTGGCGATTACGTTGAGTATGATAACGGCGGCGGCGTAGACATCGGCGGGCTGACCAACGGTGCAAACTACTACATCATTGCTGCAACTGCATCCGAGTTCCAACTGTCGCTGACATCGGGCGGTGCGGCTATCGACCTGACCCCTGACAACGCTGTCTTGTTTGACGGTGATGACGTTGCAGTTGTGGACGTAGCCAGCGATAAAATTCTTGTAGCCAACACATTCGCAGACGGTGACGAGCTTACCTATGACAACGGCGGCGGCGTTGATATTGGCGGCCTGACCACTGGCACGAACTACTTTGTTATTAACGCAACAGCCACAGAGTTTCAGCTATCGGCAACTTCTGGCGGTGCTGCGATCACTCTCACAGCAAACAACTCGGTCACATTTGATGGCGACGATGCGACTGTCGTTGACGTTGCGACTGACACAATCATCCAAGCGAACACGTTCACTTCCGGCGACCTTGTGACGTATAGCGCTGGCGGCGGTGTGGCTATCGGCGGCCTAACAGATGGTGCCAACTACTTCATTGTCAGCGCCACGGCGACCGACTTCCAACTGTCACTGACTTCTGGCGGCGCGGCAGTTACCCTCACTGCAAACAACTCTGTCACAGTAGACGCTACCGACGCGGCAGTGGTGGACGTTGCTACAGATGTTATAACAATCGCCAACACGTTTGCTGACGGCGAGATCGTGACATACGACAACGGCGGCGGCACTGACATTGCTGGCTTGGTCAACGGCACGGATTACTACATCATCAACGCCTCTGCGACTGACTTCCAAGTGTCTGCAACGTCTGGCGGCGCTGCTGTCGATCTTACTGCGCTGGGCACAGGTACAGCCCATGTGTTCCGCCAAGACATCGGCTCATCGCATGAGGTTCGTGCAGACATTGGGTCGGCACACACGCTAGATCAGGACATCGGATCGGCTCACTTGTTCCGCGTAGACGCTGGCACTGGCCACGAGTTGTCACGCCAGAACTACGGCAACCTTGAGCAAGTTGTGGACGGCCTTAACAGCACGATCTACTTCGACGCCACTGACGCGACCGTGGTTGACTTTGCCAATGACAAGTTTGTGATTACCTCTGATTTGGTTGAGGACGAGCAGGTAATCTACAACGTAGATGGCGGCACAGCCGTTGGTGGGCTGACAGACGGCGCGACTTACTTTGTGGTGAACCGCACTGCAACGACATTCCAGTTGGCCCTCACTGCGGGCGGCACGCCCATCACGCTGACAGGCGTTGGTGTCGGCACTACGCATGACTTCCGCAACACGCTGACAGATCGCGACACGCACGCCCTTCTGGTTACTCTGACCGACCCTGACGATGATAGCGACCCCGCAACGGTGCCGTCTGTTTCCGTACTGGTAACAACTACGGCCACGTCTACCGTGCTTGTGGATGAGGAGTTGGCCTTCGGTGAGAACCGCTTCCACTTCGACACGCTTGAGGATGAGGTTACGGTTGAGATCATCCCCGCAGCATTTGACACGCCCAACTTTGAGATTGATGACGTGAGCCTGCGGGTGACGCCTACCGCTGACCTTATTGAAGAAGCACCAATCGACAACCTTGGCATCGTTGTTACCGAGGAGCGCTTCCTGTTTGCTCTCGGCGCTGGCGGCAACCCTCGTAAGGTCCAGTGGTGTGATCGCGAGGACAATACGCAGTGGACGCCCGCAACGACCAACGAGGCTGGCGATCTTGAGCTAAACACGTCTGGTCAGCTTATGGCTGGTTGCAATGTACGCGGCCAAACGCTGCTCCTGACCACCAGAGACGCCCATGTGGCGACATACGTCGGCCCGCCTTACGTTTACGGGATTGAGCGGGTAGGTACGTCCTGTGGGCTTGCTGCGCCGCAGGCTTACTCTGTTGTGGATGCTGGCTGCTTCTGGATGGGCGTCAACTCATTCTACTCTTACACGGGCAGCCAAGCACAAGAGTTGCAAAGCGAAATCTCTGACTACATTTTCAACGACATCAACCGCGCGCAGATCAGCAAGGTGTTTGCGGTGTCCAACAGTATGTTTGGCGAAATCTGGTGGTTCTACCCAAGTGCAGGATCGCTTGAGAATGACCGCTACGTCACGTTCAACTACATTGAGAACACTTGGAATATCGGTGAGCTTTCCCGCACCGCTGGCGTTGACCGTGGCGCGTTCCCACTGCCGCAAATGGCTGACCCATCTGACTTCAAGATTTACGAGCATGAAGTTGGGTTTAACTACGACAGCCTTATCCCGTTTGCTGAAACTGGCCCGCTCATGATCGGCGCTGGCGACACTGTTGCGTCCGTCGTGGAGATGATCCCTGACGAGAAAACGCAGGGCGACGTTGAGGCGACGTTTAAGACGCGCTTCTATCCCAATGGGACCGAGCGCAGCTATGGACCATATGACATGGCCAATCCGACCTCACTGCGCTTCACTGGCCGTCAGGTGCGTATGCGGGTCTCAGGCGTTGAGTTTGGCGATTGGCGTGTCGGGGTAAACCGCCTTGACGTTATAAGCGGTGGCCGTAGATGACACTGCAAAACAGGCCACCAGAACCATTCGGTGAGGATTGGAAAACGTGGGCGCGGCGGATGATGCAGTATCTCTCGCAGGTACGCATCCCGCTGGTTCAGCAGACGGGCGACGAGAGCGCCGCTGACGATGGCCAGTTGATGTGGGATCGTGAAGGGCCGTACCCCGTTGTGAGTTTGGATGGTGAGTGGCGACAGCTTGTCATTGCAAACGGCTACGCATTCTTTGGCCAAGACGCCGACATCACGGCGGCGGCAGCAAACACGGCGTACTCCATTACATTTGACGCTCCCGCAATGTCATCTGGCATTACGCAAGGCACACCGGCAAGTCGCATTACTTTTGAGGAGGGCGGCGTTTACCTGCTGGCGTTCTCAGCGCAGATCACGTCCACGTCATCCAGCACGGTTGCCTTCCGCTTCTGGCCTCGGATTAACGGTGTAGACGCTGATGGCAGTACCATTGTGGCGAACCTTCACCAGAACGATGCGACAACGGTTGTATCGCGGACTGCGGTATTCCAAGTAAGCGCTGGCGACTACCTTGAGGTTATGTGGGCTGTGGACAGCACTTCTGGCTATTTGCACGCCACGGCTGCAACGGCATATGCGCCGAGCGCACCGTCCGCGTCGCTGTCGGTAACACGGATTAGGGCATAGGGGTGTCAAGGCACACGAAATATGCTATAAAGCACTAAGAGTTTTGGAGAAAAACAATGGGCGTTTTTGATTTCTTATTTGGTGAACCGGGTCAGTCAGGCCAGCTTGATCCGCAAACCCAAGCTGCACGCGACTTCTTGATGAACCAAATGTTGATGCAATACAGCGCTGGGCCTGTAAATGTTCCGCGTTATCAGGCTGTTGCTCCATCTGGCACGTATAGCGGCACAAATTCGCTACTCGCATCTCTGGGTTTGGAGACTGTTGAGCCACCTTCTATGCCAACAACGAATGTCGGCGGCATGGAGGTTTACACGTCTGAGCCAATCCAAACTGACATCGAGGCTTCTTACGCTGAAAAATACCCCGGTCAGTATGATTATCTGCGGTCATTTTATATGGACCCAGCAACAGGGCAGTTTGGCTCCCGCTCTTACGGCTATGCAAATCCAATGATGAACGCCTTGGCAGCTTCGGCTGGCGGCGGCGGCGGTGGCGGCGGTGGTGGGTCGGCTCCTGTCGGCGGTGGAGGCTACAACACGTCCACCACATCTATTAACACACCTCTAAGCTACTTGCCCGGCGGCGTTAATGATCCATTCCTGACAAGCGCTCCAAGCCAAGCTATCGCAAGCCTTTCTACGCCTAGCGGGATGAGCCGAAATAACGACGGCTCTTATTCCCGCTCTGGTTCGGCAGCCCCGACCACTTCAATCCGGCCAGTTGCTAGACCTGCCCCCAAGGAAGACCTGCCCGGCAACGTAGTGACCCGCGCCCTAAACATCGGTGCAGGTAAGAAGGACACCAGCAGGGAAAGTGGCTATGCAGGCGATAAAGATGACGGCACAGTCATGTGTACTGCCTACTGCGAGATGGGCTACCTTCCTAAAGCTATCTGGGCGCTTGACCGTCGATACGGCGTTAAGATGTATCGTGAAGACCCAACATTGATTGAAGGCTACCATATGTGGGGCGTCCCTGTTGCGAACTATCTACGCAAGCAGACATTCGGTGCCAAAGTTTTGCGCGCCGTTATGTGGCCAATCGTTAAAGCATGGGCCGAGGAAATGGCTCACAATATGAAACCAGATGACTACGCTCCAAACTACTTCGGCAAGCTGATTAAGTTTGTTGGTGAACCGTTTAGTCGTATGTGCGGCAAGTTTAAGAAAGTGTCGCTTAAATTCAAAAGCAGCGAGGCCAAGGCATGATTGGTTCAAACATTTTCCAGCAGGTGCAGCAATACCAGCAACAGGCTGGTGACATCTACGGCAATATGGCTGCTGGCGGCGGTGCCATGACCCCGTATATGAACCCGTATACACAGCAGGTCATTGAGCGTAGCGAGCAAGACATTGCACGGCAGCGCGAGCAAGCGCTTAACCAGCTAGGCGCACAAGCAACTCGTTCGGGCGCGTTTGGCGGTTCACGTCATGGCATTGCAGAAGGCGAAACATACGGTCAATACGGTCGTATGGCTGGCGATATGGCTGCGCAACAGCGCCAACAAGCATACCAGCAGGGCTTGCAGACTGCTCAAAATGTTGCGTCTGGCTACTCAGGTCTAGGCAGTCAGATGTTTGGTCAGGGTATGCGTGGCGTTGGCGCTCAAATGGTTGCGTCTGAATTGGCGCAGGGTGAGCAGCAAGCGCTTTTAGATGCGGCTTACAATCAGACCCTAGCAAATCTGGGCTATCCGGGTCAGGCCTTGCAAACTGGCGTTGGCGTTCTTGGCGGCCTTCCAAGCCAAACTATGAACACGGCTGGCAGGCCCGGCCTCTTAGGTGTCTTAGGCGGCATCGGCGGAATTTTCTAGGTATATAGAATATGAACCTAAATGACCGAGAACTATTAGCGCGCACACTGCAAGCCGAGGCTGGAAATCAGGGCTTAGGCGGCATGATTGCGGCTGGCTCGGTTATTATGAACCGCGTTGGTGGTGGTTATGGCTCTAATGTTCGTGATGTTATTCTAGCGCCCGGTCAATTCTCTGCTTGGAACAGCCTCACTGGATACGCTGGCGGCGAGCAGGGTCAGAATATGGACTTCACGCCTAGTGCGGAGGCCTACAAAGCGGCTGACACGCTACTTTCTGGGCAGTACGAAGACATCACTGGTGGCGCAACGCACTACTACAATCCTGCCATTTCTCAGCCTTCTTGGGGTCAGGGCGGTAATTGGAAACGAATTGGCGATCACGTTTTCGGCAAGGCCGATGCGGGCAGACAAAAAGGAACGCAGGCAATGAACCGACAGCAGCCTTCGGCGCAGCAAATGCAGCAAATGCAGCAACAACCCCAGCAGGGCGGTTTGATGGGTTTCCTACGCAACCCGCGCACCCGTGAGGCTTTGCTTTCCATGGATCAATCTGGGATGTTTGAAGGGCTTCGCCAGCGTGCTACTGCTGATGTTCAAGTGCAACAAGAGCAAGAGGCTCTGGCGGCAGAAGAAGCTAAGGCCCAGAAGCAACGCTCCGCTGCATTGCAGCAGCAGCAGCAAGTAACAAACCGCACTATGCAGGTTCTTGCGCAACGTGCTGAAGCTGGTGATGCGCTTGCAGGTCAAGTTCTTGCGGCCATTCAAAGTGGTGCGATGGACCCTGCCGCTGGCATGAAATTGTATCTTGAACAATCTACCAAAGCACCAAAAGAAACTTTCACTTCTGTTAGCGGTGCCCAGCTAAACGAGCAACGCGGAACAAATCTTGACCCTGAGAAAATGTATAATGTTTCGAGTAGCGGCAAGATCACCCAAGTCGGCGGTGGTGGAGTTACGATCGAGGGTGACCCGGGCGTTGATGAGTTTGCAAAGCAGGACGCCAAGACCCTATCAGAAACATTCTCAACGGGTGTTACGGCTTCAAGCAATTTGAACAAGATTAATCGCTTGGCGAGCTTGCTGGGAAATATTGAGACCGGCAGCGCGGCTAACTTAAAACTTATTGCTGGTAGGTTCGGCATTGAAACCGAAGGTCTCGATGAAATCCAAGCGGTTGATGCGTTGATTAGCCAGCTTGTTCCGGCTCAAAGGCCAGCGGGTTCTGGTCCAATGTCAGATGAAGACTTAAAGTTATTTAAGCAGTCATTGCCTCAGATTATCAATCAGCCGGGCGGTAACAAAATTATCGTTGAGACGTTGCGTGGGATTGCCCAGTACGACGCCATGGGCGCCCAAATCGTTCAAAGGTATAGAACAGGCGAAATAAGCGAGGCACAAGCGTTCCAGCAGTTAATGGATCGTCCAGACCCGTTTGGGGCGCAGATTGATGCTTCTACCTATCTTCCAACGGGGCAATAGTTATGGATTTAACAAAATTCACAGATGAGCAGATTATGTCTGCGATAAGTGCCGCCACAGCAAACGAAGACTATGCAAACGCATTGATGTTCCAGCAGGAATTAGCGAGCCGAGCATCCCAAGCAAATGCCGCTGCAAATCAAACATCTGTTGGTGAGCAGGCTCTTACTGGCGCTTATGAGGGATTAGCACGCGGTGCAGGCGCACCAGTTGATATTGTCTCATCTGTCTTGAGGACAGCGGGCGTTCCTGTTGGTGATAGCCCTATTGGTGGCGCACAATCCCTTCGTAGCCTTTTCCAAGCCTTGAGCGGTGGTGAAGCAATGACTGATGTAGAGCCGCAAACCACTGGTCAGCGCATTGTAAGGCGCGGCACAGAAGCCTTTGGTGAGGCGCTACCTGCGGCGGCTACTTTAGCTGTTGCTGGCCCAAAGGCTGCTATTTCTGCTGCACCGACAACATATCAAGCCGCAAAACAAGCCTTGGCTGGTGTTCGCACTGAGGCCGCAAAAGCGCCTGCGCGGTTCGCAGGAACAGAAGCGGCAACGAGCCTTACTGCGGGTCTAAGTGGCGCAACGGTTGCGGAAGTATTTCCAGAAAGCCCTACCGCTCAAATGGCTGCGGAAATTATCGGCGCTATTGGTGGCGGAAAATTTGCTGACGCTGCTCAACGTATTGCCCAAAAGACACCTAAAGGCCCAATGTCCGCTGCTGACCTTAAAAAAGAAGCTGGCAACCTTTATGAGCTTCAGAAAAAAGAGGGGCTTTCTGCGCAGCCGCAAGTTACTGAAAACATTTTTGATGATGTATTCGGGATGCTGGACCAGCAAGGCTATCTTAACCCAATTAAGGGAAGCGACAAAGTTCGTGTTGCTCCTGACTACGCAAAGCTACGTCCTGTTTACAGTATGCTTGAGGCTTATGCTGACAAGGGCATGACTGCGGCGAATATCCAAACGCTACGCAGATCAATTAGCGCCCGCATGAACGATGCAGTGGGCGAAGAAAAATCAGCGCTGCGTAATGTCTTGCGTATTTTTGATGAGAATACCGCAGAGCTTGCGCCAGAGATCAAAGTTGCAAACGCGATGTATGCCAGAGCAATGAAGGCCGACCAAATTGAAGAATTGCGTGAATTGGCGCAAACGAGAGCAACATCGGCAAATATGGATTTAGAAAACGCCTTACGCACCGAGTTTCGCCCGCTTCTTCGCAAAATTATCAAGGGGCAAGAGCGTGGGTGGACACAATCTGAAATAGATCAAATCAAACAGATTGTTGAAGGCGGATCGACGGAAAACATGATGAGGTTTATTGGTAAATTTGCCCCAACAGGGCCAGTTTCAGCCATGGGCGGCGCTTCTGCGGCAGGTATTACTGGGATGCTTACCCGTGACCCGTACATTGCCGCTGGTGTCGGTTCTGCAATGTATGGTGCGGGCGCAGCAAGTAAAGCCATGGGTGGAAGGTTGCAGCAGGCAAACATTGACAAGCTGTATCAAGGCATAATCAAAGATCGCAACCTATCGCCAGAGGCCCAAGACAGGTTATACTCGTCTTTGACAGCATACCTGACAAGTCAGGCCGCAACACAATAGGAATTACGAAATGCGTATTGAACCAATGGATAAAGACACGGTTGAGGGCATCGTCCAAAAGGCGGTGCAAGATGCTGTTGATTTCATCGAGGGCGAAATCTCCGAACCGCGCATTAAGGCCCAGCGCTACTTTGATGGCGAAGTCGATATTGGTTACGAAAGCGGTCGCTCTAAGGTTGTGGCTACAAAGTGCCGTGACGTTGTGCGTGGCATCAAGCCGTCAATCCAGCGCGTATTCCTAAGCACTGAAAATCCCGTTGAGTTTGTCCCGCGTATGCCAGAAGACGTGCAGATCGCGGAGCAGATGACCAAATATGCAAACTACAAGTTTCAGCAGAACAACGGCTACCGTATGCTTAACGACGTGTTTCAAGACGCGATGGTTAAGAAGTGCGGCGTTGCGAAGGTTATGTTTGAGGACAAGACCGACAGCGAAGTCTACACGGTCACGGACCTTTCTGAAGAAGAATACCAATATCTAGTCGAGCCTGACGATATTGAGGTTCTGGAGATGAGCGTCACCCAAGAGATTGAAATTGACGAAATGGGTGTTGAGATTGAGCGCCCTGTCTATGACGCAAAGATCAGCCGCCAAATCCCTGACGGCGACGTGTTGATTACGTCTGTGCCGCCAGAGGAGTTCTTTGTAGACCGCAACGCGCGCTCTGTAGATGACTTCTTTGTGATCGGCCACCGCACCGACATGACCGTTGGCGACTTGTTGGCCATGGGCTACGAAGAAGAAGAGCTAAACAATATTTCTGGTTCACTTTCTACCATCCAAAGCGAAGCTGAGTTTGAGCGCCGTGGTTACACTGTCGATGAGGATGAAGACGAAAGCGCCGACCCTACGTCTAAAAAGATTGCCGTAACTGAGGCCTATATGAAGGTTGACGTTGAGGGCGTCGGCGTTCCGCAGCTTTATCGTTTTGTTTTGGTTGGCGCTGGATACAAGATGCTTTCCTATGAGTTGGCTGATGATGTGCCGTTTGCCATTTTCGAGGTCGATCCAGAGCCACACGCCTTTTTCGGTCGCTCATTGGTTGACCTAGTTATGGATGACCAAGACGCTGCAACAGCAATGCTTCGCGGTGTGCTTGATAACGTGGCGCTGACCAACAACCCCGGCCTTGAGATTGTAGATGGTCAGGTTTCAGTTGATGACCTGCTCAACAACGAGATCGGTCGCATTGTGCGGGTTAAGCAGGCTGGTTCTATCCGTGAGCAAGTTGTTCCGTTCACTGCCGGGTCTACGCTACCTGCGCTGCAATATTTCGATATGTTGGTGGACAACAAAACGGGCGTTTCTAAGGCGTCTCAGGGTCTTGACCCAGATGTAATGCAGTCTGCCACTGCAACGGCTGTAGCGGCCACTATGGAGGGCGCAGCGGGCCAAGCAGAGGTCATCGCACGCAACCTAGCGGAGGGCGGTATGCGCCGCCTGTTTAAGCTGATTGCTAGCTGCATCATCAAGAACACCGACAAAGAGGAAGTAATCCGCCTCAACAACGAGTTTGTTGCTGTGGACCCGCGCGTCTGGAACGCAGACATGGACATGATGGTGAACGTCGGTCTAGGCACAGGCCGCGAAAACGAAAAGGCTGCTGTTCTGCGTGAAACGCTACAAACCCAAATGGGTATCTGGCAGCAATACGGACCACAAAACGGCTTGGTCACTATGACCAACGTGCGCAACACGCTTGCGGATATGCTGTCTGCGGTAGGTCTTAAAAACTCTGACCGTTATTACCTGCCAGTGACATTTGAAAGCGAAGAACAGTTGATTGCTCAAAAGCAGCAAGAGGCCGCTATGATGCAGCAACAGCAGCAAGGCGCTCCTGCAACTGACCCGAACCAAGCGTTTATGGCAGCCGAGCAGATGAAGGCGCAAAGCCGTATGCAGGTTGATATGGCCAAGTTGCAATTGGATGCTCAGAAGGCTGCGGCTGACCAGCAATACAAAATGCATGAGCTTGGCATGAAAGACGATTTGAAGCGTGATGAGATGGTCCAAGACCTAGCCGTTGAAGTGGCTAAGATATTGGGACAGTATGGCGCTCAGGTCGATACGGCTGCGGTGAAGGCGGAGCAAGACGCTACGCGACCGCACAATGAACAGATGATGGGCGGATATGGATTACAAGGTTAGAGCATCACGCGCTAAAGCGCTTACTCAAAACGAGCATTTCCAGACCATTATGCAGGATTTGCGAGATCGCCAATTGGAGATTTTCGCAGATAGTAGGGCCGACGAGATGGATAAACGTGAAGACGCTCACGCCATTTTGAGAGCATTAAATCAACTAGAGTATATTCTCCAAGCGGACATAAACGCGGAGAAACTCATAGACAGGAAAGGATCGGCACCGCATGGCGACTGAACCGAATACTGGAAGCATTGCTTCTGTTACAGAAATGCTGATGGAGACCCCACAGCAAGATGAAAATCCAAGCGAAGCGATTGAAGCTGAAGCGGAGACAACTGAGGACGCTCAGATCGACGTTGAGGAATATATTGCCGAGAGCGAGGATGACACTGGCTACGATAGTGGTGACGCGGCTGATGAGGCCGATTACGAAAACGTAGATGAGGATGAATACACCGACGAGCCAGCCGTTCCTGTGGAACTTTCTGACGATGTGGAACTTGAAGTAAAGTCCGATGGTCAAACAAAGAAAGTGACCCTACAGGAGCTAAAGCGTGGCTACGCTGGGCAAGATTACGTCCAAAAAGGCATGGAGCAGAACGCACAGGCTCGAAAAGAGCTTGAGCAGATGACCCAAGCCATACAACAAGAGCGTGAGCAGCTATTGCAGCGCTTTGAACAACTCGAAACGGGTAACGTTCCACAAGCCCCACAGAAGCCACCAAAGGAACTGCAAGACAGTGACCCCTTAGGCTACTTAGAGCGAATGGAGCAATATCGCGAACAGTCTGCGGAATTTGAGGCACTTCAACGCGAAGCGCAGCAAATGAAGCAACAACAAGAAGCGCAGAAAGCACAAGCTAAACAGGCTTATGTTGCGCAGCAAGCCGAAGTTCTGAAGCAAGAAATACCAGAGTTGCGTGATCCAGAGAAAAGCCAAAAACTTTTGTCTGACATTCATTCAACTGCCACTGGCTATTACGGTGTTCCAGAGGAAATCGTCGGCTCGTTGTCACATAGCTGGGAGTTTAAGATCATGCGCGACGCGGTGGCCTATCGCAAGCTGATGGCAAGCAAAGGGAAGGTTGAGGAGAAATCCAAATCAGCCCGCCCAATGGTTAAGCCGGGTGCGAAGCGAACAGAGGACGGCAAAGCGAAGAAAGCGCAGCAAGCGCGCTCTAGGATGAAGAAAAATGGTGACGTTAATAGCGTTACTAAATTCTTATTGTCATAGCGAAAGGAAAACACAATGGGTGTTACAGCTAATACAAACGAGACCTATAATGTCTCTACTATCCGTGAGGACATTCAAGATGCTCTCACATCTATCTCGCCAACTGAGACAATTCTTATGTCTACAATCGGCACGCGAAATGTGGAAAACACATATTTTGAGTGGTCTGAGGTTGATTTGGCGGCTGCTGATGACGCGAACCGCGTAATCGAAGGCGAAGCTGCTCCCGGTAACGATGCGGGAACAAACGCAGTACGTAAGGGGAACTACACACAAATCTCCGACAAAGTGGTCGAGGTTTCCTCAACTGCTAACCAAGTCAACGGTGTTGGCGATGCGCAAACAGTTGCAGAGCAAGTTGCATATAAGCTGAAAGAGCTGAAACGCGACATGGAGACAATGTTGCTCGACAACGTTGCTGGTTCTGCTGGTGCATCTGGTACGGCTCGCGCCACTGCTGGTCTGCCTGCGTTCCTTACAACGAACACTGATCGTGGTGTTGGTGGTGCAGATGGTACAACATCTGGCGCAGGTTCCGCTGGTTTCCCAAATGCTGCGGCAACTGACGGCACAACACGTGCAATCACCGAAACCCTTCTGAAAGGCGTAATTGCTGATTGTTGGGATGCTGGTGCAGAGCCTTCCGTTGTTATGTGTGGCTCAGGCGCAAAACAAACTATCTCAACCTTCACAGGTAACGCTACGCGCTACAAAGAAGCTGAAGATAGCAAGTTGAACGCTGCAATCGACGTGTACATTTCTGACTTCGGTGAGTTGCAGATCGTGCCATCACGCTTCCAGCGTACACGTGACGTGTTCGTACTTGACCCGAACTATGCTTCAGTTGCTTACCTGCAAACTGCCAAGCAAGAGCCACTCGCCAAAACTGGCCACAGTGAGCGTCGCTTGATTTCAGTAGAGTATGGCCTTCAGGTCACTTCTGAAAAAGCACACGGCGTCATCGCAGACATCGCGTAACAAGTTGGGGGGCTTCGCGGCCCCCCTTCACAACTTTGGAGTAAGACATGAAAATTAAGATCACCACAGACCGCCGCCCGTTTACCCCAGATGGCCGTGCTGAAAAGGGCGCTGTTTTGGACCTATCGCCTAAAGACGCTCAGGTTTTGATTGATAACGGTTTTGCTGAAAAAGTGGAGCCTAAGAAGAAGGCCGCCAAATGAAATCGCACCTAACTACCCGCATCAAAGAGGAAGACGATAAGGTCGTTATTTCTCGCTCGCAGGATGTGCAGGCTATTCTTGATTACAACAAGGAAAAGCAGATCGCTGGCACTGTTGCTGGCGGTGAGATGCGCCACGTCGGTCAGGTGCCTTTTGTTGTTGTCGAAAGGTGGCTGCGTGAGAGTGGTCTAAAATTGGGATCGAAAGAGTTCGCTGAATATGTTAAAAAGAAGTTATTGAGTGGCGAATTTTCTAAACTTTTAGTCCACGGATATTAACGGAGCGACGTTATGAAGCCACTTGGACTACACGGAACCTACCAAGCCATAAGAACAGCAAACGGGCCTGCGCAGCACGTTGCGATCTCTTTGGTCGGCCTGACATATGCGGGAATGTTTATCGGCATGGTGCCTGACATTCTTCTTGGTGCATGGGTCGGCGCTTCCGTTTTAGTTCTTATTGCGACAGTCTGGCTGACCCGCCAGTGGCTCAAATCTTTTCTGCTGATTGACTTCGTTTTGTCGTGCATGGTTCTGACCTTTTACTTCATGCACGATCCCGCCCCTACTGGCCCAGTTTATCACGTCATGACTGCTGAAGGTATGCACACTGCTGTTCGAGGCAATCATGGGATGAGCATTGCCGACAAGTTTTCTCATGCTGTCGCTTGTGTTATGATGGCAGGGTGGTCGCTCTATTTGTCAAACTTGGTTCAGCGCCAGCAACTTGAGGCGGAGCGCTACGAAGTTATCTTTGAGGGAGAGACCCTAAAATGAATATGGATATGCTTACTCCCATTGTCATTGCTCTCATCGGCGCTGGCGGACTTTGGCAATTACTATCGCTCAAGGCGAAACACCATCACGAGGCCATGATGAAAGACCGCTCTGAGCGAAACGAATTTAACGATACGCTCAAGCAGCAGGTTGATCGGCTTGCGTCGCAGGTAAATGAACTTGTGTCTGAGAAAGAAGCCCTCCTGCAATCCATCGGCGATCTCAAGGCTGACTTAGCCGCTGCGCAGGCAACTATAAAGTCGCTGCAAGATGCGATGATGCGCAAGTAGTACACCTGTATATACAAAAACATTAACCTTATATAGTATGCGCTTTACTAAAGAAGGGTGTAATCATGCGTAAACTAGACAGTATCTTTATTCATTGCACGGCTACTCGACCTGAGTGGTGGGCTGATCGCCGTTCAAGCGAAAAGGCTGCTGAGTGTAAGCGCTGGCATTTGGACCGTAATTTCTCAGACGTGGGCTACCACTATTTTGTGGACCGGGATGGCACCGTGACTGAGGGTCGGGCTATTGAGAAAACAGGCGCACACGCTCGCGGCCACAATACTGGCTCTGTTGGCATTGCGCTGTGGGGCGGTCATGGCGGCGATCAGGACGATAAGTTCGAGGACCACTTTACTCCTGCGCAGGACCGTGCGCTGCGTAAGCTGATCGCCCAACTTCGCATGGAGTATCCATCAATCACAAAGGTGCGCGGTCACAATGAGGTTTCGGCCAAAATGTGTCCCTGCTTCGAGGTGTCTCAATGGTTGAACGGGGTAGAGAAGATCAAGCGGCCAGAGCGCCAGAAGATTTCGCAGACCAAGACAATCCAAGCGTCGAGCGTTGCGAAGATGGCAAGTGTCGCCACTCCCCTTGTTGGTGTTGTCGGTGGTCTACCGTGGCAAAACCTAGCGATCATGGGCGTTCTAGCGGTGGTAGCGATGGTGGCACTGGGGGTGATTGACCTTGAGCGCCTTGGCAAATGGAACAAGGGCGACCGTTAATGTTCATTCTTGGTAAGTTCAAGCTATACGCTGCGCTAATTGGTGCTGCGCTTCTTGCTGTGGTTACAGTTTATTTTCGGGGCCGCGCTGATGGGCGCACCGATTTGGAATACGAGATAAAAGATCAAAGGCTCGACAACTTACTTGTGGAGAAGGAAGTTAGAGATGAAATCAATATACTTGACGATGACGGTCTTAGGGACCGTGCTTCTGAGTGGGTGCGCAACAGTAATAGGCGGTAGTTACTGCGATATTGCCCAGCCCCACTACTTTAGCTCTGAAAAGACAATCGACATCCTGCTAGAACACGACCGAGACCTTCTGGTTTCTACGACCGTTCACAACGAAACTCATAAGCGGCTGTGCGGCGATGACACCTAAACAGCGCGCTGCTTACGAGCTTAAACAGGCCGGTCACTCGTTTCGCAACATTGCCAAGAAACTTGGGATCAGCAAATCAACCGCTTATATTAACTACACGCGCGCCATGCGCTATCTGGACACCGACCCCGGCGTTCAAGATGCAATGGGCAAAAGCGGGCTAAATGACATTTCTAAGGTCCATTCTGGCTGGATTAAGACCGACGAAGCCTCACTCTACTTCGTGAACCCCAAGGAAGAACCAGTAGAGGCGCTGGAAGGCACCATAGAGCGCATCAAGGAGCGTATGCAGGGGATCACACCGCTACCGCCCATAGAAGCGCCCACAGAGGCGGATATTGACCTACTTACGATCTACCCAATTGCTGACGCGCATATCGGTATGCGGGCGATTGAGGCGGAGGCTGGGCAGGAATACAACATCGACATCGCTGCGGAGCGTATTCGCCGCTCCATTGATGGTCTTGTGGATGCATCGCCAGCCTCGCAAAAAGCAATCATCTTGGACGTTGGCGACCTAACTCACGCCGATGATACCAACTACGTTACGCCTAGAAGCAAGCACCCTCTTGATATGAGCGCTACCCAATACGAAAGCATTGACGTTGCTATTGAGGTTTTGTCCGCGTCTATCTTTGCCGCACTGCGGAAACATCAAGAGGTTTTTGTAAGAATATTGCGCGGCAATCACAACGAAAACAGTTATATTGCGGTAATGTTTGCTCTGCATGAGCGATTTAGGGAAAACCCGCGCGTCACCATTGAGAAAACGCCAGCAGATTTCTTTGTTCACGATTTTGGCAAATGTATGTTTGCGGCGCACCACGGCGACAAAGCAAAGGCTGATCGGCTGGTAATGCATATGGCGCATGAATGGCCGGAGGTCTGGGGCCGCACTAAATGGCGTTATTACTTCACCGGCCACTTGCACCATACAAAAGTGCAGGACGTGGGCGGCGTGCAGGTTGAGCAATTACGGGCGGCAACGTCACGCGATAAATACGCTGCGACCCATGGATACGTTGGTAGCCCACAGCTACAAGCAATCACCTACCACAAGGACAATGGCGAGCGCTCACGGGTCAAGATTAACTTCTAAGGGCCGCGTTTTGGGTCTAGGGCTGGTGCTGATCGAATTTGTTTCGGTGCAAAACATATCGTAATCTTGCATCGCGGGGTCAGCGCCTAGAGTTTTCATGGCTTCACTGCACTCCCACAGGCTGCTGAAAACGTAATATGCCTCAAGCATTTCATTGCCTAGGAATATTGTGAGGATTGTGTGAAATTCCATATTGTATCTCTTTTCTTGTATGTCTAAAACAAGCGCGAGGCGGCACAACAAAGGCATTTTAATGCGGATTGTTTGGTCAAATTTTCCTTCCCCAGACGGACATATTTAACCGCCGCCTCACGATCACTCTACTGACAATTCACCGCCAATTGCACTGTATCCGCATATGTCGATCCAGTTGTCTGCGTGCGTTGGGTTGCTCTTGATGCGCCCCAGCTTCATTAAAATCATTAGTGCTGCGAAATCATCTTCTGTGATCGGCACGTTCAAATAGCATGACCACAACTCCGCGATGACGTTAAAGTTGTTCTCCGCTTCACCGTGCGTGCTGGCGCGATCCTGCGTGATGTATTGCTGGGCGGTCCTAAGTATGTCTGTGCGGTTCATTAGCTTCCCTCAGTTTCGTCGTAATAGGCGTCTAAGAGCGCGCTCATCGCTAACTCTGCAACCGTGCTTCCTTGGTCTGTCTGCTTTATCAGCCACAGCTTAAATTCTTCGCTTTGGTCTTTTATGCAGTTTCCCATCGACCCAATCTTTATTTCGCTTGTGTGAACCTTTCTGCGTGGCTTTGGGCCAATGTGTCCGAGGTCGCGCGCTCTGCGGATTATGCCCCACACAGCCTTTTTGCTTATGCCGACTTTAGCGCCGATTTCCTCATGGGTCATGCCTGTGTCGATGTACGGCAGCATTTGCTTTATGCGTTCTTCGTATGGCAATTGAGCGGTCTTTTTCATTCTAGGTTTTCCACTTCGTAAGCATCTCTCACAAGTTCTAGGATGTATTCGGCCAAGCTGTCACATTCGTATTTGCGCGCTTCGTCTACAAGCCAGAAGTTTTGTCTCTCACTCAGCCCTTCAATGACAGTGCTGATTGTCCCGCGCCTTATGTATGTTTGGCGGCGGTCGCATACGGGTTGCACTCTCTCAGGGATTGGTAGCTCGCCTTTAGCTCTGCCGCGCAAGATGGCGCGCCCAACGCGGTCAGGGGTAAACCCCATAATTTCTGCAATCTCATAGTTTTTGAGGCCTTCCAACTTTAGTTGCCAAACTCTCTTTGTTTCCTCGGTCACTGGTGCAGTCATATCTTAAATCCCTCATCCCTTCTGTTTGATACAAATTTTTTTAGGTCTTGCTGTGCGTAGTGGTAGCGCTGCTTTGCGCTGGGCGATGCGTCTTTTTTTGTCCAAGCCTCCATCCAGAAATCCACCTGTTGCTTTAGGAACTTGTATTCTGCTTCGAGCGCTGGCGTCAGCTTTGTCATAAGCGCACCCCCTGCTTAATGATGCGCCATTCGATGCCGTTGCGCTTAATAAACATATTGAGGTTCTGGAGTGTTGTTCCCAGCATCTTGGCGGCTTGTGTCTGCGTGTAATCCTTGGACAGTTTCTCAACCATTTCGTAGCGCTCGCGGCGGTGACGCACCGTCATTTCGTGCCAAGTTTCAATTGGATTTTTTTCAAGTTGTTCCATTAAAGTATCAATTTTATCTATCATTACAGCACCATCATTTTGTCTATGTTGAGCGCGCCAATGAGGATCAGTGCGCCAGCGGCAGTTATTATAAAGAAATCTTCGCGTGTCATTTTAAGCCTCCAGCTTATACATTTTAGAAAATTGTTCTTGCAGGTATGGGTGCAGCGTTGCGACGTATTCGGCCAACTCCTGCTTTGTGCCATAAACGCTAATGTCATCGCAGCGGCCTTGGGCCGTATACACTTGTTGCTCTGACGGAATGTCGGGTTGGCAATGGCAGCGCTCATGCACCGTAACTGGTTCGCTGTTATACGACGCTTGGCGCTCATATGAGACTGAGCCGCGATCTTTGCAGTGTGGGCAATTATAAGACATTACACGCCCTCCAACGAAATTGCGTCTTCTGCTGCTTGCTTGCACAATTCGACTTCTTCGTGGGTCATGTGCGCCGCAAGCATTTCCGCGATCATAACGTAATCTTTTGACTGCGTTTCTGTTGGCGCTTGCACGGCCAGCTTCAGCGCTGTCGTTAAGGCTCTTGCTTGGTCTTCGTTCATATCGTTTCTCCTTCTGATGCTTACTTGTTAAAGTATGTTTATAAGTTAGGCAACAACTATTTACAATTATTTGGCATTTATTTGGCGAAAGTTTGGTGTAATTTGTTGGTATGGATATTGTAATCAAAGTGGACGGCCAGCCCGTCGGTAAATCGCGCCCCCGGTTCACTAAGGGTGGCCGGGTATATACACCAAGCAAAACGCGCCAGTATGAGGAACAGGTCGCAAAGGCTGCTATTGAGGCAATGGGCACCAGCAAATTCAACGATGCGCCCGTGCAGGTCTTTATGATCGCTTACATGGAAATCCCTAAGTCTTACTCACAAGCAAAGCGTAAGCGCTGCATGATGGGCCAGCACACCCCCACACGGCCAGATGTGGATAACATTCTCAAAGCTGTCTTGGATGGCTGCAACGGTATCATCTACAAGGATGACAGGTTTGTTTTCGATGTGCGCTGCATACGCCGCTACGATGACGGCCACGGCCCCCGCCTAGAGGCGCGCTTTACTTGGGATAGCGAGACCTAACGACTTCAATGTAATCGTGGTCTGGGCCGTATTGTTCGCGCCACTTGGTCTTATCTTTGTGTAGCGCCAACTTGGTGGTATCCCACAAACCTTGGTGGTGGCCTTCGCATAGAGGGATGGCATCATCATCAACAGCTTTGTTTGTGCCGAAACGGTCGTGGATGCAGTGATGCGCCTGTGTCGGGCTGTTTTGGCTCTCACCGAAGCGCTGGCAGACCACACAAGACTGATCGTGTAGCCATGCCAGATACTTTGGGTTTTTCTTTTGGCGCTTCTGCTTGAGGCCTAGCGGAGCCTTTTTAGAGAGGTTTGTCATATTTTCCGCTTAATACTTCAGAAACGCGCCCTTGGTTCACATTAAACATTTGAGCAATGTGCGAGGTGCTTTCTGCTGGATTGACCGTGCAATAGTCTTTTATTGCGTCGCGCAATTCTACGGTCATTGGGTTAGATTTGACACCTGACTTTTGCTTCTTGTGCCTTTCCCTGTGCATAAGGCCCAGCGCTTCGTGAATTGCCTCGCGCACAGAGTTACTCATTTCGCCCTTCAGTGCTTCTGTCAGAATTTCACGCGCTTTAGGTATTTTGGGTGATTGGGTCATAGCCGATAGCCTCCGATAGTTTTTCCATTGCTGCTTCAAAATATTGCATAAACTCCGCTTGGTTCATTTTCTCAAACGAGATGCTATCTGTAGAGCGCACAATGCCGCCTGTGAGGGGCGAGATGGTTGTTTTGTAGTAACCACAAGCCAACTTTAACTCATGGTGCAGGTGGGCCTCTGTGGGCCACTTACCCGTTGCCTTGCATACATTGCGCAGCGCCGACCAATACAGGTTGTGATGTGGGTTCGAGCGTTTGCTTGCGACAGACAGGTTTACTAGCTGGCCGTCTTTCATGTCTTCAATGCGTTGGGCATCGTATTCTGTGACGGGCAAAAACTGCCCGCCCCTAAGTTCAGCTTGTATCTTAGTCATTGTGTAAATTCATGTCGCGCCAGCTTGAGTTTAGCGAATAGACGCCAATTACCCTGCCATCTCCAATAGAGCGCCGTTCACACTCAATAGGCCAGCCACTGTCGCGCAACTCATAGACCCGCGCCGCTAGTCGGAAGCACCCATATTCGTTGAGTGCTTCCATTGGTGTAATCTCTTTGCCTCGCTTTAGGTGAGACAAGATTTGTGCGTTTTGTTTGTGCATTTCCCCAGACCCTTTTGCATCAAAATGGAATTTCGTCTTCTAGTTGTGTTGCTGGCGCTTGGTAATCGCGTTGCGGTTGTGCATCACGCTTGCCGCCAAGTAGCTTCACATCGTTAGGGCGCACCGAAAGGTATGTTTTGCCGTTGTATTCTCGGGTCTTGAGTTCGCCCGTAACAGCTACCTGTGTGCCCTTAGTGAGGTATTGCGCAATCTGAGTGCGGTTGTAGTTCACGTCGAAGAACAGCGTGCCTTTATCCGCTCCATATCCATCGTCAACCGCCACAGAAAATCTGACAAATCCCCCGCGCTCGTTCTCTTGAACTTCACTGTCTTTGGTGAGACGCCCAATAATTGTAATTGCTTTCATACCATGATCTCCACTTTGCGTTTATCGTGCGCTTCAACGACTTGGTTGTATTGTTCCTCAGTCAAAGCGCGGTTGTTGAGGACATTCTTGTATTTGCCTTCCGCCTTGGCAAAGGCTTCTGCGTCACAGTTTTCGTAGAATTGCAGCAGCGCGTCGATGCGTGCCTCTAGGTCAATCCCAATGTCAGGGGTTTTGGCTTGCGATTGGATCGCCTGCTCTTTGCGCTTAACGCCGTCAATTTCATTGGATGATGCGTATTGGCCACCGTGCAGACCCAAGGAAGCCAGGGCGCGCCCAATGGCGCTTGTTTCGCATACCTCGACCGCAGAGGTCTTTGTGATGTTAGATGAGCCGCGTATTTCCTCTGCAAGCCCAGAGCCTACAATGAAGCCACTTTGATCGCGGATCGTTGCTTTGACAATTACCGTTTTGCCGTCGTTGTGCAGCACCTCGGTATCAATGCCATATGTTCCGCCAAATGTGACACGGAAGGCCTCAACGCGCTTTGCAACTTCTGTATATTGCTTGCCGCCCCGCTGGGTTACGCCGTGGCTCTTATTGAGTTCGGCAACTAACTCCATTGCGTCGTGAAATTTATTAGACATTTTCCAACTCCATTGATGCTTTGAGTGCTGCGTGCTGATCGTTTGCAGACTTGATTGCTACGTTAATCAGGTTGAATACATCAAGTGGCATTGGGTTGTCAGGGTTGTCGGTGTTGTATTTTACGACTTCCATGTAGAGTGCGCCTTTAATGGTCGCTGGTGTTGGGTGTGTATGCATTTTATTTCTCCTTCTGATAAACCCTATTTACAAAACTAAACCGCCAATGTAAACAACAAATATCACAAAATGAGGAAAACTTATGAAACGGATTATTTCACTCGATGAGGTCAAGACAAAGATCAAGTCGCACCCAAACATTTCTAGGCTTGCTGAAGATTGCGGTCTGTCACGCCCGGTCATCTACAATATGCTAAACGGCACTGACCCTCGTTATACCACTTACAAGGCTCTTGCTGATTACTTTGATGATCAATAAAAAAGGCCCGCAGCAGGGAGGTGCCACGGGCCAGTATCAGGAGGAGTTCATAAAATGACAAATTTAGAACTGGGGCAAGCGTACATTACCCCGCCTAACTTGGAAAGGTAAAAAATGTCTCACTACATGACAGCACTGGCGATGAAGCAAAAAGGGCTGAAGCCAGCTACCAAAATCGTTTTGTATTGGATTGCAGATCATCACAACGGTGAAACGGGCAAATGCTTCCCCAGCATCGCTCGACTTTCGGCTTTGTGTGAAATTTCCCGTAGGGCTGTGGAAAACCACATAACCCTGCTCGAAGAAGCTGGTTTAGTAAAGAGGCACCCACAATATCGTGAAACTGGCGGCAAGACCGCAAACAGGTACTCACTGGAACTTATGGGAACTAATGAGAACGATAGCGATGCGCAAAATCTGCGCATGGTATGCGCAAAATCTGCGTATGGGGATGCGCAAAATCTGCGCATGAATAACCTTGGAAGTAATAACCTTGGAAATATAACTAATAAATCATCTAAAGATGATCGACTTGATTATGTCTTCAATGAGATTTGGGATTTGTATCCACGAAAGGTCGGGAAGGGCGCAGCACGCAACGCACTCAAGGCAGCTTTCAAAAAGCACGATGAGGCTGACATCAGGGTTGCTCTTTACGATTACGTTAAGACACTAGACGGCCAAGACCCGAAATATATTCCACACCTAGCAACATGGTTGAACCAAGAGCGCTGGGCAGATGAGGTAACACAATGACATACGAAGAACGCATTACACAGATCACACACATTCTCGCGCAGATACTTGGAACATATGAACCACCCAAGCACCTACGGGATAGCACAGAGGCGCAAAGGGCTGAAATCCACCTCATTGCAAAGATGGTAAACAAAACATTCCCTAACGATACAAACTCGGATCACATCGCTGGGATTATGGAAACCGCAGAGATAAGGTTAAAGCAGCGCCACAAGACACGTTCATGGCCTACTGGTGCAGCAATAGCAGACGCAGTGAAGGGCAGTTTCTCATCGCCTAAAGGGGGAGCCACTTCGGTAAGTCTTGACCCCTTTGTGATAAACGCCAACCGCATAAAAAACAAAGAAGCGGTCGGGGATACTTGGATTGAGGGTGTTTGCGCAGATGAGTTGCTTGAGAAAGGTTTAGTAACGTCCCAAGACCTTGCGCCATATCGCAAAAAAATAGCTTGGTTGCGAGAGAAAAACTTGATAGCCTGACATCACCTCATACTGCCTGACACTAGCCTCCCTTAACTGGGGGGCATTTTTTTAGAGGTAACATGGAAAAAACACACCTAGTGCTAGAAGAAAACGCGGACCTGTTTGAGATAGCAGCGACCGTGGCTTTAGTTTTCACTGCATACGGTCTCGACGAAATCGATATTGAGGAAGTTTGCGCTATTGCATTTGACCTATCCGAAGACATGAGAAACGACATGGCAACCCTTCACTAGACATATCAAAGCCCCAATTGTATATTGCAGGAGCAAAACATAGAGGGCGCACCCATGGAAAATGGACGGTCTTGGCCAGCAGATAAGGTCGAGCGTAGAAAAATTAGCAGTATTGTTCCTTACGCTCGGAACAGCAGAACCCACAGCGATGAGCAGGTTGCGCAGATCGCATCCAGCATCAAAGAATGGGGCTTCACTAACCCAATCTTAGTAGACATTGACGGCGAGATCATTGCCGGGCATGGCCGCTTACTCGCAGCGCAAAAGCTGGGCCTTGATGAGGTTCCCTGCATTACCGCTGTTGGATGGTCTGAAGCGCAAAAGAAAGCCTATGTCATTGCCGATAACAAGCTGGCTATAAACGCTGGCTGGGATGTTGAGTTGTTACGCATTGAGCTTGATGAGCTAACCGATCTAAATTTTGACGTAAATCTTACAGGCTTTAGCGATGATGAAATCCTAAACCTTTCATTCGACAATGACGCTGAAGCTGAAATGCCTGATCTGGCCGATGGTGATCGAGAGCCATTCCAGCAGATGACTTTTACAATGCATGACGATCAGGCCGAAGAAGTGCGCGCTGCGATAGAAAAGGCTAAAGCTATGGGGCCATTTGTTGAAACTGCGAATGAAAACGGCAACGGAAATGCGTTGGCCAGAATTTGTGAGACTTTCAATGGCCTCAGCTAAAGACATAGTGGTTAAGCCGATCACGGCGCAGGCAGCGAAAAAGCTGGTGAAGGCAATTCATTACAGCGGGAAAGTTGCAGCAAATTCTCAGCTTCACTTTGGGGTTTTCCTTAACGGAAGGCTCGAGGGCGCAATGCAATTTGGTCCATCGCTCGACAAACGAAAGACCCAGGGGCTTGTCGAGGGGACTGGTTGGAACGGCTTTCTTGAACTGAACCGCATGGCCTTTTCCGATGTTCTTCCTCGAAACAGCGAAAGCAGGGCGCTTGGCGTTGCGATGCGGTTAATCAAAAAGCACTATCCGCACATTGAGTGGGTGATTAGTTTTTCAGATGGGACGCAGTGCGGGGATGGCACAATCTATCGCGCAAGCGGGTTTGTTCTGACTGGCATCAAGAAGAATACCAGTATTTGGGAAGCGCCAGATGGATCAACCGCAACAGATTTAAGCCTTCGACTTGGATTGCAGAATAAAGCGCCAAAGGTGATCAGTAAAACGACTATGACAAAGGGCAAAGCCATAACCCAAACTGGCGCGTCTTCAATGAAGCCATTTAGAGAGGCTGGATATAAGCCAAAAGAAGGCTTCCAACTTCGATATGTTTACTTCCTTACCCCAAAGGCAAAAGAAAGGCTAACAGTTCCTATTTTACCGTTCAGCAAAATTGACGAGATGGGCGCTGGTATGTATAAAGGGGAAAAGCGTGACAAGTAGGCGATGGCTTTCTTCCCGAAATCACAGCGGCGGTGCGACACCGACCGTCACGCTCCAATCAAATGTTGCAGATGTGCGCGTTGTGGCCAACTTCTGTAATTGCATAAAGCATGGTGCGCTTGTCGCCAAAGGTCGCTGCATAAGCCTTAGCATCCTCAATGCAAGTAAAGTCTTGGCGGGTACGCTTTGCTCCAATCCCGCGCACTGCGGTAAATCCAATAGCGTTGTTAAGGCAGTTTTGTTCGTGGCTGTTAAGTTGCATATCAATCTCTCCTCTTATGTAAATAATAATATACGCAATGACCGGGGCTTGCAATATGGAAAGTAAAGAAAAGAACAAAGGCGGTCGCCCTGCTATACAACTAACGCCAGAGCAAAAGGCCGAGGTCGAAACCCTAGCGGCTGTTTTAAGCAGTGAGCAAATAGCAGATTACTTTGGCATTGGGCGCACAACATGGTTCGCAATACTGGAGCGAGACCCAGAAGTTTCCGAACTGTATAAAAAGGGTCGGGCAAAAGCTGTTGGGTTTGTAGCGCAAAATTTAATCCAAAAAGCACGCGGCGGAGACCTTGGCGCGCAGATATTCTACCTAAAGACCCAAGCGGGCTGGAAAGAAACGCAAAAGGTTGAGGGTGGCGGCAACAGCGGCGAACACGTCGTAGCTTATAAGTGGTTAGACGATGACAACGAGGACGATTAACTACAAGCCTCGCAAGCTGGTTAGGCCATTTCACAAGCGCAAAGAGCGTTTCGCTGTTATTGTTGCTCATCGACGCTTTGGTAAAACCGTTGCTGCGATCAATGACCTAATTAAAGACGCGCTGACAATACAACGTAAAAACGTGCGGGTTGCCTATATTGCGCCCTACTACCGCCAAGCAAAGGCAATCGCTTGGGACTACCTCAAGGAATACACGCAAGACATTGAAGGCGTGCAGATCAACGCCAGCGAATTGCGCATTGATTTCCCCAACGGCGCGCGCATCCGTTTGTTTGGTGCTGACAACTACGACGCTATGCGGGGTTTGTATTTTGACGCTGTTGTATTGGACGAGCCTGCCGACTTCCCGGCAAACGCTTGGCCGACCGTTATCCGCCCCAGCTTGGCCGACCGTAAGGGCCGCGCCACATTCATTGGCACACCCAAGGGCAAAAACGAGTTTTGGGAAATATACCACTACGCGCAATCTGACCCCAACTGGTTCTGCGCAATGTATAAGGCTGACGAAACCGGCATCCTAGATGACGATGAATTGTCAGAAGCCAAGCGCACCATGGGTGAGGATCGCTATGCGCAAGAGTTTCTATGCTCCTTCGAGGCTGCTATCCAAGGCGCTTACTACGCAATGGAAATGAAGACCGCCAAAGAAGAAGACCGTATAATCAACATTCCCTACGACCCAGCGGTCAGCGTTGTTACTTCTTGGGATTTGGGTATCGGTGACAGCACGGCCATTTGGTTTGCGCAGTATGTTGGCAAGGAAGTGCGCCTGATCGACTACTACGAAAGCAGCGGCGTTGGCTTGGACCATTATGCAAAGATGCTTTCTGAAAAGGGCTATCACTACGACCAGCACATCCTGCCGCACGATGTCAGGGTCAAAGAGCTTGGCACGGGCAAGAGCCGACTAGAGACGCTGGACAACTTAGGCGTCAAGAACATCACAATTGCACCGCAGCTTGGCGTTGAGGATGGCATCCAAGCGGCCCGCTCTATGCTTAACCGTTGCTGGTTTGATGCATCTAAGTGCGAGCGCGGCATTGAGGCGTTGTTGCAATACCGTCGTGAATTTGATGAGCGCATGAAGACTTGGCGTGGCCGACCGCTACATGATTGGACATCTCACGGGGCTGATAGCTTCCGTTACTTAGCTGTTGGGTATAAGCCAGAAAGCAACTGGGGCGCACCAATTAAGCGTAATTTGCGCGGTCTAGCCTAATTTCCCGCCCTATGTTATATTCCGCTCAGAGGTGAAATATGGCGAAACTGACAGCAGCACAGAAAGCACGGGCGAAGGCCATGTCTAATCGACGTGGCGTTAAATACCCTAATGCTTGGTCAAACCTTAAAGTCGCCAAATCCACAGCGAAGAAAAAGGCGAAGAAATGAACACTGGTAAATATTCAGCAGCGGCTAAATTCAAACCATGCAAGGGTTGCCCAACTCCGGGCAAATGCTCCATGGCGGGTAAGTGCTTGGCAAAGGGTTAAGTCATGAACAATCAATATATCAACTTGCTGGACATGATTGACGGCGGCGGTGCTGGACGTGCTGGCAACACATTTCAAGGCGGTGGGCTTTTAAGCACGCTGGGCAACACGATGATGCGCCCTGCTGGTTATCAAAACCGTATGTTGGACAATAAGAACAGCACAGGCCGCGCGGTTATGAACGCAGTGCAAGGCATTACTGGCCGCACACCAGATGGCAGCGTTCGGCCACAGGCTCGCCCATATACTCCGCAAAACCTTCCAGTTGACCCCGGTATGCCAGCGCCAATGCAGGATGCTAACCGTGAATTGGTGGGCATGGATGCTGACGCTATGAATTTTCAGCGCTTCCTTCAAGACCTACGCCTAAAAGAGCAGGTTTATGGCTTGGCTCCTATGCCATTGGCTGACGCAGAAATGATGTTTGAGGAAATCAGGCAACAGCGTATTGCGCAGGAGATGGGCGGCACTGGCGTTGGATATAGCACTATGACTTCACCAACACTGCCTGCACAAGCACCAGCAATGCCAATGCCGGGCTACTAACATGGCTCGCACCAAAGCAGAAAAGATCGCAGCGGCCAAAAAGCGCCACGGCTTTACCGCAGTAAACAAGCCGCGTCGCGGTGGCCCAAAGAAGTTCGAGGTCTTGGCTGTTGAGGGCGATACGGTAAAGAAGATCAACTTTGGTGATCCAAATATGTCGATCAAGAAGGACCAGCCCAAGCGTAAGGCGTCATACTGCGCTCGCTCTGCTGGCATCAAAGGTAAAAACAGCAAATTGTCGGCTAATTACTGGTCGCGTAAAGCATGGGATTGTTAGATGGCAATTACTACATATGACGAGCTAAAGGCGGCTGTTGCTGACTTTCTAAACCGAGACGATCTAGCGACATCGGCGGCTACATTTATTTCACTAGCCGAAGCAGGTATGCAGCGCAGCTTGCGCCACTGGCGTATGGAAAAGCGCGCAAACGCTGTTATCGACACGCAATACAGCGCTATCCCGGCTGACTTCTTGCAGGTTATTCGCTTCCACATCACTTCGGGCACCACACGCCCGCTGGAGCTTATTAGCCAATCAGAGTTGCTAGAGCGCAAGGCTAACACCTCAAACACTCTCGGCGGCCCTTCTTACTACGCAATGACCGCTGGTGAGATTGAAGTATTCCCGGTGCCTGACGGCGACTATGATGCCGAGTTGCACTATTACAGCGAGGTGCCAGCATTGAGCGCCGCAAATCCTACAAACTGGGTGCTGGAGTATTTCCCGGACTTATATCTTTATGGTGCGCTTGTTCACAGTGCCCCCTATCTCAAAGAGGATGAACGCACGCAAGTTTGGGCGGCTTTGTATCGAAGCGCTATTGATGCTATAAACGAAGACAGCGAGCGCGGCAAATTTGGCGGCTCCGGTCGACGCTTAAAAATTAGGAGTTACTAAATGAGCTTTTCAGACAACGCAGAAACACTGGTTCTCAACTGGGTGTTCACCAGCAGCAGCGCCACACGCCCTACGGCTTGGTATTTAGCGCTATTCACAACTGACCCGACAGATGCGGACACAGGCACAGAAGTGTCTACGGTTGGCACTGCCTACGCCCGCGAGAGCGTTACGTTCACTGTTTCTGGTGACACTGCGTCCAATACTGCGGCGGTTGAGTTTGCTACGGCGACTGCAAGCTACGGCACTGTTTCTCACGTCGGTGTTTACGACGCGGTTACTGGCGGCAACTTGATTGCGCACGCAGCTTTGTCCACAGCCAAGACAATCGACACAGGCGACGTTCTCCGCTTGCCCGCAGGCGAGCTTGACATCACGTTGGCCTAATAATGGCTGATGTAGTCTACAGATCAGGCTACGGCACCAAGGCTTACGGCGTTGCAGCTTACGGCCTTGACGGGACTATCAAGGAAGGCGCGAGCGCTGTCGTTACTGTCAGCACCACCGCGTCTGCCGTTGCCCGTACACGCGGCGTTGCGTCTGTAGTTGTCACATCATCCAGCACTGCGTCATCTGCTGAACTGATCCATCTGGGGTCTGCGTCTGCAAGCGCCGTATCAGCCACCACAGGCACCGTAGCGCGCGTTCAGTCCGTATCTGCGTCTGCCAGTGCGTCTGCGGCAACTTCGGCCTCTGTGGAGCGCATACAGCCTCTAGCGTCTAGCGTTGCGGCGTCTGCGTCTACATCTGCCAGCATTGCCCGCATTCAGCAGCCTGCCGCGTCTGTTGCGTCATCGCTATCGATCACGTCTAACTTTGTGTTCCTGTATGAGATGAACGGCGCGGCTAACTGCGTGCTGACTGTCTCGCCTGCGATCAACAGGGTGCGGCGTCTACGGTCTACGGTGCGCCCACGTTCTGCCACGACTTGCAGCATGATTGAGAAGTGGGAGCCGATTGCGGTTGCTGTTGAAACTTGGTCGGATATTGCGCCTGCGCCTAACGGTAGCTTCTGGCAGCCCACAGTTGCATCGTCGAATAATATATGGCAAGATGTGGCCTAAGAGCCGAGCGCATCTTTCCCCCTAAAATTTGAAGGAATGAGCTAGGCTAGGCCGAGCTAGGAGCAGAATAATGCCTACAACTACAACGAATTATAGCTTCCAGAAGCCGACCATCGGCGCTGATGAAGATGATTGGGGTGGCTACCTCAACGCGAACTGGGATAGCATTGACACGATCTTGGCCAACTTTGGTGCTGGCGCGGTTGACGATATTTTCTATGAGAACAACCAAGAGGTCACAAGCAACTATACCTTGGTTGCTACGAAGAACGCTATGACAACTGGCCCCGTTACAATCAACTCTGGGATTACGGTTACAATTTCAACAGGCGCACGCTGGGTGGTTTTATAATGGCTATTACTTTAGACGGAACAAATGGGATCACTACTCCTGACCTGACTTCAAGCGACATTACCGTCACTGACATCATTGATGCTTCGGGCATTTACCTTGGCGGCACTGGTTCGGCTAATAAGCTGGATGACTATGAGGAGGGGACTTGGACGCCTTCTTTAAACGCTGGCACTTTCAGCAGTGTAGGAGCTACATACACAAAAATAGGCAGACTTGTAACGATAACATTAGATGGGACAGTGGGTACTGGTGGTGGTAGCCAAATAACCAATTTACCATTTACTACTGGGGTTACTACAGCAACTGCAATGTACACAAGTGGTCAAAACTTCAGCAGCGGAAGAACGGTGCCAATCGCAGTAGTAGGCGGTGGTTCAACTACACTGTATATTAGAGATATAGGGGATAATGTAGCTTTTGCAGGAATGGCTCTTACAGCAGGTGCAGGAATTTCGTTTAATATAACTTACTATGTAAATTAACCCCTGTTGGATTACAGGGTAGTCAGTCCAACCGCCATAAAGGAGATAAACACGATGGCACTATCAGAACGCACAGTTGAAGACAAAATCGAGATTGTCGGAGACTACAAGCACGTCCAAGTACGCACGTCCACGATCATTGAGCGTGACGGTGTAGAGATCAGCCGCAACTATAGCCGCCATGTCGTTGCACCAGACGCCGACATCACGGGCGAAACGCCTGAGGTTCAAGCTATCTGCCATACGGTTCACACACAGGCGGTCAAAGACGCCTACGCTGCACACCTTGCGGCACAAGCGGCGGAGATGGGCTAATGTCTAACATCACACTAAACCCCAACGCATCTGGCACGGGCACGTTTTCAATAGCCTCTCCGAATAGCAACGCCGACCGCACGCTGACACTGCCCGACAGCGACGGCGAACTGGCTTCCTTTGACAGCAGCGGTAACTTGGGGATTGGGACGAGTTCGCCTAGTACTCAGCTTGAAGTAGTAAATAATAACAGCAACTTGGCTAGGGTGCGTGTGAGTACGACAAGCACAACGGCTGGAAACTATCGGGGCTACGAGTTTGCCCAAGGCAGCACTTTCAAGGGTGGACTGCTGCAAGATCAATCCAATGATGCTATTAGTGTTTTCACGCCAATTGGCGGTCAGTCTGTAACCATCGACAACAGCGGGCGGTTTATGGTGGGAAGCACCACTACTCTTGGTGGGAATATAAACACAGTTACCAGTGCGTCCACTTGGGGCATCTCGATTAAAGATGTCGTAAACAACCAAGCACTTATGAGGTTTCAAAATGCAAGCGCCTCACAGGTAGGCTCTATCCAACATAACGGTACTTCCACCTCATACGTCACCACCTCTGACTACCGCCTAAAGACTGACGCACAGCCAATGACAGGCGCATCTGCCCGTGTCCAAGCACTGAACCCAGTGAACTTTGAGTGGATTGCAGACGGCACCCGTGTAGATGGTTTCCTTGCACATGAAGCACAGGCTGTAGTTCCAGAAGCTGTCACAGGCACGAAGGACGCAGTGGACGCAGATGGCAACCCAGACTACCAAGGCATCGACCAATCGAAGCTGGTGCCACTGCTGACGGCTGCACTGCAAGAAGCCTTAACTGAAATCACCGACCTTAAGGCACGGGTCGCAGCATTGGAGGCAGTGTAATGTCCACACTTAAAGTAGATAGCATCGTAGACGGCGGCGGCTCTGGCGCTCCAACGGCCCCGAATGGCCTGACCGTCGGCACCACGGCAATTCCTACATCGGGTGCCTTGTCTAACCGCAACCTGATTATCAATGGTGGTATGGTCATAAGCCAACGCTATGGAGCTGCATCACAATCCCCTGCACCATCTGGTTATGGGATTGACAGATGGGCCACATATAAAAGTGGAGCAGGGACATTTAGCATCCAACAATCAACGGATGGGCCTTCAGGGTTTTCTAATTCTGCTTTAATAACTGTGACATCAAATTCTACGCCTTCTGGCGGAGATTATTATATCTTTCAACACCCAATTGAAGGGTACAATATGTCTCAACTTGATTGGGGAGCATCTGGCGCAAAAGATGTGACGCTTTCATTTTGGGTAAAGTCTTCTGTTACAGGTACTTTTGGCGGATCGCTCCGATCTTCAACGGGTAATTATAGTTACGTCTTTGATTACACTGTCAACTCTTCAAGCACATGGGAGTACAAAAGCGTAAACATTTCTGGCGCTACTGTAGACACTTGGAACAGCACAAATGGATCGGGCATCAATCTCCTTTTCTCTCTTGGGCAGGGAACAACTTACGCCACAAGCACTGTAGGATCATGGACGGCTGGGAACTTTCATAGCTCAACTACAGAAACAGACTTCATTGCGAATGCCTCCGCCACCTTCCAAATCACAGGTGTCCAACTAGAAGTAGGCAAAGTCGCCACGCCTTTTGAACACCGATCCTATGGGGAAGAACTGGCGTTGTGCCAGCGGTATTATTGGAAACTTGGTGATCGCAATGGGACGAATATTCCTATTGGGATTGGTTCGTACACAACAGGAAGTTCTGGTGGCAATAGGATTGATGTAGTTATTACTTTACCTACAACAATGCGGACAACGCCATCTGCGATTGTTGCATATGGTACAAACTATTACGATTTTTACTCAACAAGTGACGACTTCTTTTCAGATATTGATATTGGAGATGCGACAAACACTTTTGTAAATTTACGACGAGGAGGTGACGTAAGTGGAACTCAGGGAGTTGCAGGTTATGTCTTAATGACAACAGATGGTGCATCCATTGCATTCGATGCGGAGTTATAATATGATGTATTCAACTATTATATGGGATGAAAAGCTGTTTGGGATAAAAGCTGAAGGCGTAAAAATCCCCCTAGACCCTGCAAACCGCCACTATCAGGAAGTGCTAGACGCAATCATTGAACAAGGCGCAGACTGCTTTGACGGTGATATTCCTGCTGACCTACAGGCAGCGGCAGACGAAAAGCAGTTCAACCAACAGCTTGCAGACTACCGTGTAGCAGTGGCCCGACTAGCGCAATACATCGTTGCAGATGGACGTGAAGAAGTCACTGAGATGCAGCCTACAGGTGAACAGGTGTTCAACGAAGAAACAATGGAAATGGAAGATGTGATGCATGAGGTTATCACAGTCACAGCCATTGAACCTGTTGAGCCTACAGTCACACGCATGGTGTACTCTGAGGATGACCCAATGGCAGAGCCCACAGAGGAAACCATTGAAAACCCTGTAATCACAACAGACAACGAAGAACGTGCAGCGGCTCAGGCTGTTGTTGATGCTACACCACAGGCGGTCATTGAGGCTGCATAATGTCAGACACAACGAGTACAAACGACAGTTGGCACCTGTCTAAGTCTGTGCCAATCACGCTAATCTTTGGTCTCCTCGTTCAAGCGGGGGCCATAGTATGGACCGTCAGTATGATGATGGCTGACATCGAGTCAAACATGCGCGACATCATGG